TTTTTTTCAATTTTTATATAAAAAATGAAAAAATATTTATAAATTTGGATAAATAATATAATATTATTAATTATGTTAGTTTCTCAACCAAAAAAAATTATTGAGTTGACAAAAAAAGAGGCCGAAATATTCTATAATTCTAATGTCGATAATGATTGTACTTATAAATATATATTTTCCGGAAAAAAAATATGGTGGGGTGTTTTAGATAAAAATAATTACTTATCATATGGTTTGTGTCAAAATTGTTATCATAGTGGTAAATTTGATGATATTAAAAATACACTAATTCCATATATAACCGAAAATTTAGGGTTTTGTTGTAATGGTAAAACGCTTGATGAAAGTTTTAATTTACATATTAAAGATTATAATTGGAGAGCAGCTGTTTATACATTAGAACCAAATATTAATATAATTCCTTCATTTCATGAAAAAAAGGATGATAAAATTTACATTAATTCATATACAAATTTAGAAAAAACTACATTCGCCATATTATTTTTACTAAATTTTAAGGACAGTAATATTAGTGTAATATCAAATATGTATGATGAAAATAACAAAATGTTAAAATATAATACAACTATCACAAAAATTAAAAGGGATCATTATGTTTTAGTTATAAAAGGATTTATTGGATATAATAATGGATTATTTAGTTTTAAAAAAGAGAATGAAGAAAATAGTTTAGAAAATAAATTTAATACAATAAGATTAAAATTTTTGAATCTAAGTATGAATAGTCAAGAAAATTTAATTATTACAAAATATCTTCCTTATGAATTCATTTTTAAGGTAAATCATATTAGTGATATTAAATCTCCACAAAATGAAATATGTATTTAATTAATTTTATTTATTTCACTAATTAATTCCATTTTCTTTTCTTTATTTTTCGAAATAATATCACTAATATTCTTTAAATAATCACTCAAATGATTTTCACAATTTATATCATCTTCATGTAAGATCTTTTTTGTGTTTTTGCTTATAGAAAATATATTATTTAAATCTTTTGACCAATGAAAAGGTGTTATACCAGATGAATATAAAAATAACTCATCATCATCCATTTTTTTAATTATATATTTTGGATGTATATATTTAATATCTTTATCATATGATTTTAAAATATTAAATATATTCATTTCTATTGCATTTGGTTTACTATATTGAGGAACATATTCATAATGTAATACTTTTTTATTATTATATAATGTTTTTCTACTTAATATTAATATTGATTCTGATAAATTCAAACTATAAGGAAAACTACTGGGTTTAATATTTAATGAATATCGTTTGAAATATTTTTGTAGGTTATTAAGAAGCATTTTTTTGTACTATAATAGTTATTTATAATATTTTTAATATATATAGATATATTATACCAATGTCTAAATTGATATTATCTCTATTTATTTTATTTGCTTTAATTGTTTTATTTGTGATCTTTTATATAATATATCCCAGACCGATAGAATATAATCCTGACATTATACATCCAGCATCATTAATAGTGTGATATTTTTATAAAAAGATAATTTAAAATAAAAAAATATTTTCTAATTTTCATTTTCAGAATTCTTTTTAATATCATATAATGTTATAGCACTTGAAATACCTAATAAAGGTGCAACAACATAATTTAGAGGAGGAGGTAAACTAAAAAATATAGAACAGGCTCCAATCGAATATAAACAAGCGTCTGAAAAACCATCAATAAGAGAATAAGGTCCTTTCGACAAAAGTTCTACACAAGATATGTTACGTCGACTTGTTGAATCTCTTAGATATCGTGTAAATCCATAAATAATTCCGGCACAAGCTGTAACAGCCAATGCATATTTGCTTTTCATTGATCTGTATTTATTGTCCACTAATATATAATTATAATAATTAAATAATGTATTAAAGAGACTCTAATAAAATCAATTTTTATTATAATCTTTTGACACGCATTGACGATAATTTATTTTTAAGAATTAATTTTAGTGATTTTCTTCTCATTACATATGCATCTTCAGGACCATTTTTTATTAAATTATAATAATTTTTACTCAGAGAAATTATTTCAAATCCTTCTTTTAAATACAAATTTTTGGCTATTTCATTTGTTATTCTAACATGTAAATAAATATCTTCATAATCATTTTTTTCAATAACAATTTTTAATAATTTTTTTCCAATACCCATTTTTCTATATTCTTTTAAAACTCCTATACTAATTATTGTAAATACTGTCTTGTATATTTCAGGTGAATATGTTTTGCCACAGATAACATATCCAACATATTTATTTCCTTTTTTTGCAATATAACCTTCTCTTTTATTACAATATTCTTTAATAAAATCCAAATCATATAATATTTCTTCCTTAAATATAATTTGATTTAGATTATATAAGACGTCAACATGTTTATCTTCAATTTGTTCATATGTTATGTTTTCCATAATTAATATTATAACAAAAAATATGTCTAAATATTTAAGTAATTAAAAAATTGATTTATTAAGTCTCTGAATTGTATAGTTTATTATAATATTAAGAGCAATTTTGATATTAAAATATTTTTTTCCACATGTTACCACCAATGGCTATAATGGGAATGAATCCTGATAAGATCACTTTATTTAAACATAAACTTAATTCAAAATTGGAAAAAAATACTAATAAATATGATTTTTTTAAATTTTTGGCAAATTATTGTCCAAATAATTATGATTATGAATTAGTTGAAATTAGAGCAATCCTTGATAAATTAATTGCTGGTCCTAATCCCCCACTTATTCATAAAGTATTAATGAATGTCATACCTAAAGAATTTGTCAATATTTTAAAAGGTTCTTTGAAAAAAGTTGTAAAATCAAAAAATTTTTCTGAATCAGAACTACAACTCCTTGTTACTTCTATTTCTCAATGCGAAAAAATTAGTGACATATCCATAATTAAATTATTATGTAATTATAAACCAGATAATTTTACTGGATCCATGAATTATTATTATGACCATCTTGAATTATTAATAAGTAAATTCGATGAAGAAGTTAGTCCTGGCGATGATGGTGATGATGATGATGATGATGACGAAAAAATGTTTGACAGTTTTGGGTCTTTTGATGATGATTATTATGATTTTGTTACTGCAAGAAATTCTTCAGTAAAAAAACCACATATTTTTTTCGAGGAATTATGTAGTACTAATAATACTGAAGAAATATCCACCTTTTTGGAAACGAAAGATTTTTTACCAACAGCAAAATCATTATGTCTAATAATTAAAAATCCCTTTTTAACTTGGAAAGAAAAAAATAATATATATGATATTTTTATTTCTCGTGGTTTTGTACCTAATTTAGATTGTATTACTGCTGATAGAGATGTTAGTTTAGAAGGCAAAGACGTATACAGATTATATTATCGAATTATGAGAAAATTATTATCGGACAATCCTGATGATACATTTGTAAACTTGCTAACAATTGACCAAAATTTCGTATTAAAATTAGGAAGAATTATCAAGTCTTCAAACTTTTCCATTAAAACTAGTACTTTCACTGCTTTCCTATCAAAAAATTCCTTAACAATACATAATGATCGTAATTTATCACAAGAATTGTATAATTTTTATCAAAATAATGTTCCAACTTACAAAATAGAATTAGCAGAATATTTATTTGATCGTATAAATGATATTGAAAATGACAAAAAAAATTCTACATTTTTAATAATGTTTTCTTGTCATCATAACTATTCAACTATTCTTGACAAACTAGTTTCACGTGGAATAAAACTTAATTGTGATTATGTTACAAGTGCATTCAATTGTGGTTTTCGTCCCCATACCATTAGAAAATTATTTGAGAATAAAATTATGGTTAATTGGGATTTTATTCAAAGATTTTGTGATCACAATAAAGATAAAATAAGTATTGAAAATTTAGTAACATACATAATGTTTTTAACAGGTTATGGTTTAATAATTGACGAAAAATGTCTTAATCGTATCATTGAAACATTTCCATCTCTAAACGATTATATATAATAATATTAATGAAAAATCAAGGAAATTAAATTTTTATAATCAATAAAAATTTAATTTCATTAAATACTAAGTAATATTATTTTTAATTCATAAAATAAACAAATTTCGAAAATATTTTTTTTATTAGTTATAACTACAATTATCCAAATCATAATCATGAATGAAACTAAAATTATTTTCATCATTTAAATCAATAAAATTTTTAGTTTCATCAAATTCTTTTTTTTCAATTAATTCATTCACATAATAATCTTTTAATCTTGTAACTCTTATAACTTCTTTCGCAGATATTCCATATATATTAATTAAATTATGGGCAATCGTATTAAGTCTATTTCTTATAAATTCATTAGTTCTATTTTTATCTCTAGCAATCTCAGCTATACTTTTATTATTTTGTATGTCTTTCAGTAGATTTTTATCGTCAATTTCACTCCATAAATATAGTTTGTTATCTGTTTTTTCTTTTATATTTGATAAATCGTAATTATCTTGAATTTCCTCATTATTTTCTATTTCATAATTATTATAATCATTCAACAAATCATAATTATTATAACTAGCATCATTTTCAAAATTATCATTTATATCATCAGAATATTTCAAGTTGGATTTACTATTTTCTATTTCATTATCATTTAATAAATCGTAGTCATTATAATTGATATTATTTTCAAAATTATCATTATCGTTACCACAATATTCTAATTCTTGTGTATCAAAATTATTTTTTGATGATTTAAAATCAATAATTTTATTATTTTTATTTTTTGATGCTTGTTTTGACAATTGAGAATCATTTGTTTTGAGGTTATTTTGTGTGTTTTTGTATGAATTTAACATGTCTTCGGAAGGAATCAATATTATTTTGGGTAGTTCTAATGATTTTTTATTAAAAGTTATCCATTTAATGCTTTTTTTAGTTAGATTTAATAATGTCATAAATTTTTTCGACTTAATTCCTCGTTCTTCCAGATAATCTTCATTTATTAATAATCTTATAAATGCCTTCCACCAATTTATTGATTGATCCATTCCCTTACCATAAAATATATTATTTTTGTAATTTATTACGTTCTTTGCTTCTGATCCTCTCAAAATATTAATATATTTCAAAGACCCAAAATTTCCTTCTAAAGTGTGTATTAAACCAATAATTTTAAAAGCTTGATCCGTAAAATCTTGTGGTTGAATTTGAATAGTTTTTGATTTTTTTTTGAGACAATTATCACAATTGTTACATTCATTACTCTTGTAAACTTCATTAAATGCTTCCAATAAAAATTTTCTTCTACAATCATTTGTGTAAACAAATTTTTCAATTATTTTAATTTGTTGTAGTTGATACTCTCTTTCTCTGTCATTTTTAATATCATTTGCAAAAGTCCTATTTAAGGTGAAATCTTTTGAAGAAAAAAACAAATAACATTCACTATTTTTTGAGTCTCTACCAGCCCTACCTATCTCTTGATAATAAGATTCTATATTTTTTGAACATCCATAATGTATTACTAATCTAATATTTGGTATATCTATTCCCATTCCAAAAGCAATAGTAGCAACAATACATTTATATTCACCATCTATAAATTTTTTTTGAATCATTGTACGATCATAATTTGTTAGTCCGGCGTGATAAGAATAACATTTAATTCCACAACTATTTACTATTTCTGCTATTTTATCTGTGTCATCTCGTGTTTTACAATATATTATCGAATAATCATTAGGAAATTTGTGCAATAAATGTTCAATATCTGCACGTATATTTGATGAAGTATGTTGCACACTAATATATAAATTTGGTCTATCAAATGAACCAACAACAACATGAGGATTATTTAATTTTAACTGTTTTGAAATATCATCTCTAACTTTGAGAGATGCTGTTGCTGTCATCGCCAATATTGGTATACTAGGTACTATTTTTCTGATATTGTCTAATTTTTTATAACTTTCTCTAAAATCATTTCCCCATACTGATACACAATGAGCTTCATCTATTGCAATTAGTGCCAAAGTTCCTAATGATTCTAAATCCATTAAAAATATTTCACAATGAACAAGATATTCAGGTGTAATAAATATTATTTTGTTATTACCTCTTAATATATCATTTATTATTTGATTTTTATTTTTACAATTACTATTCAGACAACAAACTGGTATATTTAATTTTTCCAATTTGTTTTTCTGATCTTCCATTAGTGATAATAATGGAGACACTATAATCACATTTTTACCTGTAATTAGATACGGCAATTGATAACAAATAGATTTTCCAAATCCTGTTGCTAATATGGCACTAACATCTCTTTTTTCATTAACAATTTTATTAATGATTTCGAATTGTTTTGGTTTTAATTCTTTGTAGCCAAAATACTTATTTAATATCGAATTATATTTATTTTCCATGGACATT